ATAAAATATACTGTTCTGTCAGGATGTTTTTCTTTCAATCTATCGAATAAGACCTGACCATGCTTTTCGACAAATTGGTATAGCAACAAGGTGTTGCCTTTAAGCGATGCTGTTAGATTGACGATAAAGTTATTTCTTTTCTCGTTCAAAACAAGATATTCAACTTCTTCTTGATAAGAAAATTTAGATGCGAGTTTGCATACTTCTGCAGGATACTTCAATGCAAGACATTTGATCTCGAGTTGTGCAACCTCATTGCGTTCCATGAGTTCAGTTGTTGTGGTCACTTTCTTGACAGGACCAAACAGTCCTTCTAGCACCATCTTGTTTGTAAGTGTGCCGTCTAGTGTTCCTGTAAACCCATAGCGAAACTTTGTATGGTCAGCACGTTCCATGATGGTCGTCAGCGACTTTGCTTTGTATTGGTGCGCCTCGTCTCCGATAATAACATCAAACTGTCTATACCACGCTTTCTGCATATTATAGATTGATTGCCATGTTGAGACTATAATAGGTGATTCTGATTCTTTCTTTGCGCCATCTGATATGCAGTGAATGTCTAAAGATTCTGTAGAGTATTTCTCGAAGTCAGTTTTCATTTGAAAGACAAGAGATGTTGTTGGAACAATGATGAGGACTTTTCTGTCATGCATAAGATGGTATTGTGTGAGCATGAAGATGATCAGAGACTTACCAGATGCTGTTGGCGAAACAAAGACAGCACGATCATTCTTCACACCATACTCATATGCCATCACCTGATAGTCACGAGGAACTAACGTCAGATCGATATTGTATGGTTGTCTATCCTGATCTGGCATGATATTATCAGATAATAATTCTATCTCATATCCCTTGCGCTCTGCAAAGCGGTATATCTGTCTTATCAATCCGTAGTAGATTAATCCTGTCAAGAAATTATAAAGACGTATCTTTCCATCCCAATACTTGTTTCTTACTGCTGGGATGAAAGATGCGCCAGGAACAAGGAAAGTAAAATAATCCACAAGTTCTTGCTTTACAGATGATTCTGTTTCTACTCTTAAATATACTTCGCTAACTTTTGTAATATAGAGTTTATCCGCCAACCTTAAACTTCTCCCAGTCGAGCATCGTTTTCAATAAGTATCCTCTATTACTTATGTGTCGAATAATCTGCTCTAGAACGTCAACCTTTTCTTGCTGCATAGCAAGTTTGAGGTTCAAGTTGATGATGTCTTTGTCTGCGTCCATGTGCATAGGAATGTCTGATTTGAGGATGCTGAGACGATTGGGTTCCCATCCATGTTCTTTCAATTCATCGGATGAAAGCGTCCCACGAAACCAATCATGCTTTAGTTTTATTAACTCACGGCGATCCTCTTCCATCTTACGAAGAGTCATCTTTTCTGTAGACATGATACGGAGATACTTAGCATGCATTAAAGGCACGGCATTGATTGATTGGTCAAATTGTGCAATGGATACTTCATTATCCTTTGCCCACATGTCATGGATTTCATCCAATTTCATAATATAATCCTATATAAAGGTCAGAGTTTATTAAAGGTTAGATATGTATATTTAAATTCTACTGTTGCTGTTACATAGTCAACGTTGGTGTCTGTTGTTGTGAAATTTGAATCTGAAATACTCACTGGAAACATATCACGGAAGATTACTTCGATATTAGGACGCATAGAACTATTGAGGATTGTCAATGTTCCGTCTGATACTGTGCCTTGTCCTGTTCCCGGGGCAGCAGAAGCAAGTGTTGCATATTGTCCAAAGTTATTTGGGAAACCCAATTTTACCATCCAGTTATAGATTTCAAGATAATTAACAAAGTCCTCATCGACTTTGAAGGTTAATCTGAAACTACCCCATTGAGGTTTGTCGCCAGGAAGATGAATATTGGAGAACGGCGTAGGTGCAGTGATATAACCTAATTCAAATGATGGGATGTTTGCATCAGTAGCAAAAAAATTCACAGTAGGAGAACGTCTCAGAGTGAAACGAAAACCCAGAGGTGACAAGAAATTGAGATTGCTTGGTTGATTTGACAAGATCCCATTGATGATATTGATTTGATTGTTTGTTGCCATCACATGCTCCTTATCATATATTTATGATAGGAAATTGGTAGACCCAACTGGATTCGAACCAGTAACCTTCCGATTAAAAGTCGTCTGCACTACCGTTGTGCTATGGGTCCTTTATTTGGTGAACCGGATAGGATTTGAACCTATGACACAGGGATTAAGAGTCCCTTGTTCTACCGCTGAACTACCGGTCCAATAAAAAAGGAGGAGCCGTAAAGCCCCTCCTCGTTATTCACGTATGAGTGACTCTCTTATGCCTGAGATGCGTATGCTTTAGGAGTGCCCAAGCGATACTTGTTAGTTACACGACCCTTAGAATCCTTGCGCTCGTTGAGGTAGATAGGATATCCAACAGAACGAAGCGTTGAGATGACCTTTGATGGTGATGCAATCTTAAAGGAAGCAGCAATCTGCTTAGCAGTAAGTTCACGACCAGCCTGCAAAGATTCGAGGACACGCTGTGCTTGGGTTTTCTGTGTAGTAGCCATTTTCAAGTTCTCCATGTTAAAAGTTATTTATGTGTCAAGTGACAACATTACCATATTATGACATTAAAAAAATAATGTCAACCGTCTTCTCGCATTTTTGTTACAAAATCTAATGCGTTTTCGAAGTCATTAAAGTCCTGAACCCAATCAGGACCAAACCAAACAGAAAAGCGATCTTCTGCGATATGATCAATCCAATACATCATGCGTTCTCCCATTCGTTTGCGAGGTCAATTGCCCTTTCTTCGTTACCTGTGAAGATAACATCTGATTCTACGCCATCTTGAGAAAGCGTGATAACAAACCAAACACCGTCAAATTCAATTTTGCTCAGACGCATATCAATCTCCCACTTTTGATCATATATTGAATATAGCGTATTTCTAGAATAATGTCAACCAGTTCTTTTAATCTTTTTTGCGGCGGAATAGACTTTCATTGCATCCTCAAATTTAAAGTTTTTGTGGCGTTCCCAATATGTCACCTTTTTTTCGGCAACGTCGATTGCTTTAAGAAGAGCAAATTTGTCATCAAAAGAAACAAGTTGCAACAATTTGTTCATTTCGAGAACATTAAGTTTGTGTTTGATCCAATAATAGTTTGCATTGATCTTTTTATCTGGGATGCCTTTGAAAGCGATCTTTTTGTATTGCATAGCGAAAGAACGAACGATTGCAGAATAAGACATGATCATTTTCCTCTTTGTTTCATACAAATTCATTATACGCTTTTTTTAAAAAAATGTCAAGCGATTTTTTACTGGTTGACATTATTGTTTTTCTGTATATAATAACATATGTAGATTTGAATAAGGAATGAATGATGAAAGTCAAAGTAAGAAATACGAAGTATGCAAAGCGTGAATTGTATGGATTTCACATTGCAGAGTATTACTTTGTAGAGGGTCAGCAAATCGAAACTCCAAAGTGGGTCGACTATCCTGCAATGACAATTCGCACGGGTCCTGGCAAATATGATTTCAGCATCATCGATACAGCAAACATTGTTGAGATTGATTATATAGCATATACCCCTTCTGTGTCAACTTCTAAATTTAAAACGGTTGAAGTGAGGGGTTCTAAAGGTGATATCTATAAGGTGACGATTGGTGAGAAGCATTTTTCTTGCACCTGTCATGCCTTTATGTTCCGTAAATCTTGCAAGCACATTAGAGAGGCAATAGCAGCATGAGTATGAAGTGGAAAATGTTTGGTGGTTTTGTGATGGGATTCTTGTTTCTCCCATTGATGATGATGATTGATAAGTATCTAGGACCTGGCGCAGGATCTATAGCGATTGTTATGGTTTTAGCAGGTATTGCGGCTGCATTTGCTGTTTGGTTTATCGAGCAAATGAAGGATATTGGAAAATGAAACCAGTCAATAGAATGTTTGGCGATCTTCAGATTCTAACATTAGAAGAACAATACAAAGCAAAGTATGTGATTGACACATGCTTAAGAACAATTGATGGTGCTTGGGCAAACTTCCCAGCAGCAATCTTCTATACAGAAAAAGCGCATCCTCAAGGTTCGAACTACTTTGCGATATATAAAGGCTCTAGCGGTGATTGGATGATATCAAATGGGTATGAAGCAGTTCAAGGAGTATTTCATGGTATCCTTTTCGAAGATGGTGAACTCGTGCATAGCAGCTATCGGCATGACTATTTTGTTCATCGGGAAGCAATGGCTGACGGGGCTCGTGATTACTTTAGATCTAATACATGCCCTGAAGGAGCAAAACAAATTAAATTTGAAGTTGTGAATGGCGAGTTGAAACGAGTTATTGATTTTGAATATGATACCGGCAGAATTATTGAATAAATAAACCATGAGTGAAATAAAGAAAATTATCCCAAAATGTAAAGGCGGCAAGCAATCATATTTTTCTGCTTCAGGCAGATGGTTGCCTTGCTGCTCCTTTCCCGATCACGGCGAGATCCTCGAGAAATCAATTTTTTCTAGGCCTGAATTTGATATAAGAAATAGCAATAGTTTAGAATTTCATGAATTAGACATCTTTCATCTTTGGTTAGATAGAACTGAAGAAGATTATGATTCTGCTTACTCTACTTGCAAACATCGTTGCTCTGCAGATGCTCATGAAAAACAAAAAGATGTTAAAGACATGAACTGGGTCATGGAAGAACAAGTTTTTATAAAAAATAAATTTGATCTTTTTAATTTTTTAGAAAGTAGCGATATTGAATATGAATGGTAGACATTTAGATATAGAAATTACAAATAGATGCCGTTTAGCATGTGATAAATGTCCTAGGACAGAATTAAAAGGTGATATGCCTATTAAAGATATGAGTGTTCAAGATTTTAGAAAAATAGCAGAATCTAAAATATATAATAATATTTTCTTTGGCGGAACTTATGGTGATTGTATATATCATCCACAATTTAAAGAAATATTAAAAATAGCTAAAGAAAATGATATGAGTCTTACTATTCATACAAATGGATCTGGTAAAAAACTTGAATGGTGGCGTGAAGTATTTGAAATTTTAGATCCAAAAAAAGATGGTATAAATATAGCCATGGATGGATATAAAGAAACCTCTGGCATGTATAGAATTAATTTTAAAGAAAGAGATTTTAATAAAAATATTGAGATGATGAGTGTTGCTGCTAATGAATATAAGTTAAGAACAGTGTGGACCTTTATTCCTATGAATTTCAATGAGAATCAGATTCAAGATGCAGCAAAACTAGCAATAGAAAATAATATCATCTTTTGCCTCAAGAAAAGTAACCGATGGCACAGGTGGGATGATCCTAAACTTCCAACAAATCTTAAATTAATATCAGCACATTCTAAGATATTTAGCATACCAAAACAATAACAAAAAAGGAGCGCCGAAGCGCTCCTAAGTTGTGTCCGGTATACCCGAATCTTATTAGAGAAGGTTGTTAACAAGAACACGACGATAGTAGACGTTTGTATCTTCTTCTACCGCTGAAGTTGCAGACGCTACTGTTGTGCCCTTTGCGAATGGGTTTGGAGCAATTCCGTAACGTGTCTTGAATCCAATCTTTGGCTGGAATGTGTCTTGACCAACCGCACGAACCATCTGTAGAGGAACGTATGGGCAGTAGAATAGACCAGCATCAAAAGCGTTGGAGCCTTTGTAACCAACAGTCATATAGTTGCCTGTTGTGTATGGGTCAATGTATACACGGAAGCGACCGTTTAGAACACCAGCAAATGTGTTGCCTGTATCATCAACCTGTAGGTTGTTTGAGTTTAGAGCAGGAGCGTAATCTAGAACACCAGCCATCTGAAGTGCAGAAGCAACGTCAGAAGAACAGATGATTACGTTACCCTTGCCTCTACGAGTGTCTTTTGCGATCTGGTTAGCTTCACGCTCGATCTGGAACATAAGACCCTTGAACTTTTCAACTGACCAACGACCGTTTGAGTCAGTGTCAAGATCGAAGATACCTTGAGTTGTTGTGCCTGTGTTTGCACCACGGATAGCAGTGATGTTGATTGTTCTAACAATTTCACGGTTGATTTCTGCAAGGATTTCTGACTGAAGGATGTTAGCCAATTCTGTTTCAGCATCCAAGCCGTGAATTGCCTTAAGATCCTGTGCAAGTTCCATTGAGTATTCTGCTTTTAGCGCACGTGAACGAGCAGTAACTGTCTGCTTGTCGATTGAGAACGCCATTTCAGCAAATGCAACGTTTGAAGTTGAACCAAGTGCTTCTGATTGCTGTGTATTTGCACCACCACCGAAGTTGTAGATGTTGCTGTTAGCAAGAACAGTTGTCTGTGCTGTTGAACCAGGTGAAGTACCAACGTTCTTGTTACCAATTGTGTTAGCGTTTGAAAGACCTGGTGAAGCGAACGCTGTATTTGCTTCGTTGTAAAGTGCTTCTGTTCCACCCTGTGAAGAGTAGTTAGCACGCATTGCGAAGATAAGTCCTGTTGGACCTGTCATTGGCTGAACGCCGCAGATATCATAAGCAATGAGGTTAGGCATAGCACGACGAACAAGTGAGATCAAGATTGGATCGTAACCAGCTACTGATGAACCACCTGCACCAGCGAAACCGCCTGTACCAGCAGCGTTAGTTGGTGAAACTTCCATAAGTGACTGTGGGTTGAAAGCATGCTGTTCACGGATTGCTTTTTCTGTATTCTCAAGAATAACAGCTGTAACATTGCGCTTATGAGTATCTGTGATCTTAGCAAGATCTGGATGCTCAAGAACAGGCTTCCACTTTGCAATTAACTCTTCGTTTAAAAAGTTCATTTTAGTTTTCTCCTTTTAGAGTTTTTGTACTATTATTTATTAAAATTTATTTTTTGATAGAACGAGAAAGTGAATCAACATACAATCTCATATCTGGTGCTACAAATTTTTCTGCTTCAGGTTCATCTACAGATTCAGTCAATAGTTGATCCTGAGTTACTCTTACCTCTGCTTTACCAGAGAAGTATGTTTCCTTAATCACGGAAGCCTTCTTACGGAATTCAGATGCATCAGTGTAGTTGACAGATTCGATCAATTTGACGAACTTGTCTTTCTGTGTATCTGTCATGCCCTCAGATAGTTCATCTGCTGTTGCAAGAACTTCTGCTTCAGCAAGTTGTCTTTGAAGTTCGATGTTCTTTTCAGTTGTTTCATTGATCTGTGCTTCAAGAGCAGCAATTTCTTCTGCCATTGCTTCAACAACTGGAACATCGTCTTCTGGGATTTCAATGTGATGCTCTTCGAATAGACCCTTAAGACCTTCAAGGAATGACTCCATGATTTCTGTCTTGAGATTAGATTCGATAGCAAGTTGATTTTCTTGAATCCATTCTGCTACTGCATAGTTCAAATATGCATCAACATTTTCTTCCATCTCAGATTGAATTGATGAAAGAGATTCTTCAAGCTTTTGTTCATATGATTCTTCTAGGCGTGCTAGTTCTGCACCTACACGAGTTGCAACTGCTGCTTCAAAGATTGTTTCTGTCTTAAGACGGAAATCTTCTGAAAGACCTGAGTCATCGCCGAATAAAACAGCAAGGTCTTCTTTCATTGACTTTGAGTAAACATTTGATGGAAGTGTTTCAGGTGAGCGTGCATTGTTTACGCCAGGAAGTGTTGGCATGCTATCACCAGGTGCACCAGATGACTTGATTGATGCTTTGTTCTTGCCAGCGTCTGTTGTTGCATTGTCTGCTACAGATGCATAGCGTGATTCTGGTGTATCAGGCTGAGTTGTTCTTGCATTAGGAAGCTTTGCAACGAACGCTGCAAGTTCTTCTTTGTTGCCTAGTGAGTTAGCATAATTGACCATCATAGCCATTAGCTCTGAACGTGAAACGTCAGTTGGATTGCCAGCAATAGATGCCGCATTGTCCTCTTCAAGAACTTCAGTATCAAGAAGTTCTTCGTTATCTAATTCTGTCTTTTCAAACTCTGACATTATTTTCTCCTTTTGAGATATCTTATTAATTTATTTATAAAATTATAGTTTTGATGAAAGTAAGCGTTGGAATACACGAATCTTTGCTTCTTCAAGTTCTTTCTTTGAAACTTTAGCAGCTGCTTCATTGATATGGCGCTTTGCTTGTTCCAATTTGTGTGCCTTGAGTAGTCCGTTGTCCCAGACCCATTCTACGCCTTCCATGATGCCATTAACGAAAGCATCTGGAGCAGAAGGATCTGCAACAATGTCTGCGGCAGTCGCAAGATAAAAGTCGTCCTGCACTTCATTCAATCCATTTTTCTCAACAAGAGAACCCATGCCACGAGATGAAACGCCGAGGCTTGCACCTTCAGACATTAAATTCTTTACGATGTTTCCATAAGGAGTTTCCATGATCTTAGCACGACCAACGAAGTTTGTGCCTTCTTGCTTCAATGACTTGATCATCATGCAGACACGCTCAAGATTGATTGATGGCCCGTCTGGATGACCTAGTTCGCCATAAGCACGTCCTTTGTCAATATTCTCTTTTGTATAGCGTGCTACTTCTTTTGCAAGGACATGTTCTGGGTAATAACGACCATTACGATTCTTTAAGTTACCCTGCAAGAAGATGCCTTCGATGAAAAGATTTTTCTTTCCTTCGGAACCTTCTTCAGAAATGTATTTCACTTCTTCATTGATTTCTGTGATAAGTTTCATTTACTTATTCCTTAGTTCGTAAACGCTACAGCGACAGCTTTTACGTTTGTTCCTGTATCTGTTCCAGTCAATGTATCATAGGATGTATACTTTTCAAGAACCATTGTTTGACCGCCAATCAATGTGACAGTATAGTTTGTTCTTGTAAGGTTTTGACCAGATTCTGTAACGCTCTTTGTGATATTGACATTTGCACCACCAAGAGATGATGCAAGTTGAATACCAGATGAGTTTGCGATAGGTCCAACATAGTATGTTGTATTGTTTGAAAGACCTGTAAGTGCTGTATTACCTGTTGATGTTGTATAAAGGACTACATCACCAACATTGAATCTATGATTTGTTAAAGTGATGAAGTCATTTGTTGAGTCAACATCTGTGTTTGAGTTAAAGGTTACAGCTGTCTTACAAGTGATTGTGTTTGATACAGTTGCAGCAGCACCTGTATGAACTAATCTAATCAATCTTGCTGTTGTGCTAACACTTGTTGCTGTTGTATTAACAGATGTTTCTGTGCCGATTGGTTTAAATACTTCAGCCATTGTTAGAATCCTTGTCTTTCTGCAAAGTCAAGCAACTGTTCTAGACCTTCTTCTGTCTCAACCATTGCTGCAAACTTTTCTTGATTTTCTTCTGAAAGAGAATTAAAAAGATTTACTAATCTTTCTTCTTCCATTGTATACTTTCCACCAACACGTGCTGCATCTTCTTCACCACCAATTGGATTATTGCCCTGTGTAGGAGGAAGTGTTAGTTGTTCTTTTGAAGCGAGAGGATCAGTTTTGATCTTGTTTATGCTGTCTTGCTGCATGTTTTCTTTAGATGATTGACCTTTAGCATACTGAGTTTCTGCTGCTGCCTTTACAGTTGCCGCAGTCATTTCTTCTGCTTCGTTAACTCTTGCAAGACGCTTTGGTCTAAACTTTTTATATCTATTTCTTAGGATAGCAAAATCTTCTCCATCAACTTTTCCGTTGTGGTTTGCATCAATTTTCTTTTGACCGCCAATCAATGCTTCTTTCATTGACTTCTTAGGTGTATGTCCGTGTTCTTCAGATGCAAGAATTCTCAATGATTCTACAGGAACATTCTGCTCAATACCATGCTCGAACATGATATCATAGTGAGTCACATAGCCAACACCTTCTGAAATTTCTACGATTGTATGCATCTCAGGAATACAGCGACCTTCGCCCCATGTTGAATGTTCCACATGTGTAGCACAATCATGCTTAACTGCTGCTTTAACATTCTTTGCGTTTAGGTCTTTTGCTTCATTGTGCATCTTGCCGCCAAGTGAGATCTTTGGTTTAGGCTTTGGAGCCGCTTCACCAGCAACCGCTGACAATGCAGATGCCTTTGATGATGCTAGACGCTTTTCAAAAGTTTCTTTTTCTGCAGGCTTCATGCCGCTGTGCATGTTAAGAGCTTTTGTGTAGTGTGCCTTTGGGAAAGAATGCTTTGAGTTATCGTTATGCTCGATCTGCTTTTCAGGCATACGCTCTGCCTTGCGATACTGAACAATGATATGCTCACGACCGCCTTCTTCGTCATCTGAACCTGCAGGCTTTGTTGATCCATCCTTACGAGGACGACCACGCTTTGCTTCGTCTAGTTCAAGCGCTTCTTTTTTAAGCTTAGAAAGTGCAATCAATGCTCTAGCAGATTTAGTTGTTTTTCTCATATCATTGCCAGGTGTCTTCTTGCCTAGTGCTGTTTGAATATTCTTTTTTGTTTCGTCAGACATCTTTTCTTCTAGTTCAACTTCTTCATTTGTCGAAGGAACCTTAACTTTCAATCCATGCAATGCTGCTCTTTTTGGATCTTGCTTACCAGCAGCAAGCATTGGGAACTTCTGTGTGCGCTTGAATTTCTTGTTTGGGCTCATGCTAGAAGTATCGCTCTTAGCAGCTGTATCTCTATACTTGTCCATCAAACCTGAAGATAATTCATCAATCTGCTCAACTTCTTCCTTAACAGTTGCAGGAACTTTTGCTTTGAAATTATAAAATTTATTGTAAGCTAATTTAATACCTTGTTCTCTATTAGTGCGCTTGCGAAGTTTATCAGGATCAGAAGGTTGATTTCCTTTAACTTGTTTTTGTGCTTTTGAACCATATGAAACTAATGTTTTTGTAGAAATCTCATCAATTTGTTCAACTTCTTCTTTCATGCCTTTCAT